ATAGAGGCTGCAGGAGCTGCCAACGGTGTGCGGAACGTCGCGGTGAGCCTCCTGTGCATGCTGGACGTGTTTGAACGGCACCTAGTTGACCTGCAAAGCGGCTACACCGCAGATGATGGAAGCGCAAAGCACAAGGGTTGGGTGCCACTGTGCAGCGTGGCAGGTGTGACGAAGGTGCCAGCAGCAACGGCTGTGCAGATGAATCGAGCGCTGGACGCGATGGTGGCCAGGGGAGAGCTCGACTCGGATAAGCGGTGGCGTGGACTCGAGCGACTGTGCAGCGAGTACATGGGTGGCAGTTCTGCAAAGTCGAAGGAGTAGTTCATGGGGAAGGGGACATCGCAGCGTCCCCCGAAGAATCCGCCTCCTGTACAGCCGACACCGAGAACGCTATGGGACCAAAGACCTGGGGAGCCTGCGGACGCATACATCGCCTTTATGCGGTATCGCGATCTGGGCCATGATGGCACCCTCCTGAAGGCATACCAGGAGGCAGGCCATCCGGGCGCGCAGTTTCCGAGTGGGCAATGGACGGGCTGGTCATCGACGTGGAGTTGGGAGATTCGACGGGACGCCTATTGGGTATGGGTGCGCCAGACCCTGAGCGCTGTGGCACTACAAGAGATGGCCGAGGAGGTCAAAACGACGGCTGTGCGTCAGCTCAAGGTTGTGCGCACCATACAGTCGAAAGGTGTTACTGGCCTAAATAACGTGTCTGATTTGAACCCTGAGCAGACGCTTCGCTTCCTCACCACCGGGCTCGAACTCGAGCGTCGTCTGCTCAAGATGGACGCCCCGCCTTCGCTGACTGTGCAAGTTGGCCAGCCGGAAGATACTTCTGGCGTTTACGCCAAGGATGCGCCAAATAATAGATGGGTATTGCTCGCCGCACAGCTCGAGAGTATGTCTGTAGAAGAGCTGCGCGAGTACCGGAAGCTGCTCATCCAGCGGCTGAAGAGTTTTGGGGGGCAGAATGGCAGTTGACAATTTAGATCCAGTGAATCCTCTGGAGGGAGAAACGTCTGACGCTTTCCAAGCGTTTCTGGTTTATCGGAATCTGCCCGGAAAGCGGAGTGTACGGAATGCCTACCGTACAACAGAAGGGCACCAGGACGCCAAACATGCGCCTGGGCATTGGAATGATTGGTTTCGAGAGTACCACTGGAAGGACCGGGCGCTCAAGTGGGACCAGACTCGGTCCCAGACGCAATCGAAGGCCATTCTCGAGGGGGATATAGAGGTTGGAACTGACTTTGCAAAGCATCTCACTCAATCGCGTCTCGCCGACCTGAAGGCTGCACAGCGTATCCGGCGACTGTGCGACGCGAGATTGACTCAGCTTGAGGGGAATGGGGGGCGTACCAAGATTAGTTCTTTCGAGCTTGAGTCCCTGTCCCGCCTCATCTACCAGACCAGCAGCATCGAGCGTCGTGCGATCGGCATGGGGGAGGAGAAGCCCGCCATCTCCCCAGAGGATGAGGAGCAGATCAAGAAGCTGGCAAAACTCCCGCGAGCTGAGTTGATTGAACGTCGAGCTGCAGCGGAGCGGAAAATGGCGGCTCTGGGTCTGGGAGTGATCCAGGGCAAAGCTGAAGGGAAGTAATGAGCACGTCGAGCACGCAGCTGGCACCAAGCGGGCTCGCCCTCTCGAACTTCGACCTGGAGGCCGAAGAGCGGGCCGTGCTGATAGAGGATATCCTCACCCTTGAGGCTATCCAGGCGAAAGCTGCGCCCGAGCACATGGGCGCCTGGTGCTATCGCTACCTCCCCGGCATGTTCAGCCAGCTTCCCGGGCGACTGCACAGAGAACTCTGGGCGGATGCCCACGCCATGCTCTGGCACGAGCCAATGGAGGCGGCTGACGGTGAGAATCGAGACCGTGTTGCGGCGGCCTATGCTGCGCCTCGAGCTCACGGGAAGAGCACCACGCTGGTCATCGGCCTTGCCCTGTGGGTGATTCACGAGTGGCAGCGCATGCCCCACTTCAGGGGCCGTCCTCCCTTCATCATCATCACCGGTGACACCGCGGGGAACTCGGTTGAGCGGGTGAAGGATATCCGGGACCAGCTCGAGATGAATCAACTGCTCCATCAGGACTACGGGGATCTGACGCCGGCCTCGAGACCTCCCCAGGGGAAGCGGAAGCGGTCCACACAGACCTGGACGGACCACGACTTCACAACGACCACGGGTGTGCGGGTCATGGCTGCACACTCGCACGGGAGTGTGCGAGGACACGTCAAGGCTGGTATCCGGCCCAACCTCATCCTTGTGGATGACCTGGAGAACGACGATCTCGTCATCACGAAGCTCCAGCGGGACAAGCTCGAGAAGTGGATCCTGAAGGCCCTCATCGGGACCGGAGGCAAGGCGGGGAAGTGCCTCACCATCGTCATCGGGACCATTCTGCACGCTGATTCGGTCCTATCCCGACTGCTGGACGAACGGAACTTCACGAGCTGGATCAAGCGGCGATACGCGGCGCTGTACAATGAGGGCGGACTGCCGGACGTAGATGGGACTGTCCCCCTGTGGCCCGAGGAGTGGACGCTCGAGGCGCTGCGCGAGCAGATGAGGCTTGTGGGGCCCGTCGCCTTCGCCCAGGAGTACCTGAACCTCCCCTACGACGACGAGACCAGTCCGTTCAGGCATGAATGGCTCACCGCTGCCATGAATCGGGGATGTGGTCGCGGATTCGCCTACGGCCCCATGCCAAGAATCCCATTCGGTACAGTGGTGAGCTCCTGGAACCCGGAGGAGATCGCACGGATGGCCCCCCCTGGGGCGCTGTACCAGGTGGTGATGACGGCCTGGGACCTTGCGTTTGTGGACGACGAGCACAAAGCGAGGGAGCGAGATAGCGATTACACCGTGGGGATCACGCTGGGGCTCAGGTATGATGACAAGATTGATGTCATCCGGTTATACCGAAAGAGGGGCATGACTCCGCTGGACATTTGCGAGCGGGTCACCACTGAGCACGACCTGATCCGGCCCGACTTCGTAGTCGTCGAGAATAATGCCGGGGGTCGACTCATCGAGTGGGGTCTGAAGCGGGACGCAAAGCTGCCGATCGTGGGCTTCACGACGGACAGCAAGAAGCACAACGCTTACGAGGGCATTCCGGGGCTCGCCCTGCTCTTTCAGCTTGGACACATCTCCTTCTGCTGGGCGAGCGAGGAGGAGAAGCGTAAGCTGGACACATTGGTCGGAGAGCTCCACGGAATCGGAGCCGAGGCCCACGACGATACGGTGATGGCACTCTGGATCGCGCTCACGAAGATCCGGAGGTGGATGGAGAAGCGAGACGATAGGCGTAGGAAGACGATAGGAGACCCCCCATCGAGTCGGGTCTCCCCCTTCCCGCATCGATTTCATAGGGAGGAGAAGCGATGAGCGATCGGCCTGAAGTGGCTCAGAAGTTTGGTCTGGTTCTTCCATTCGCGGGGTTTGAGCAGTCCCCCGATAGCGAGAAGATTCCTCAGATTCCACGTGAAGATGCGTCTGCACAGTCACAAGACCAGGGTGTTGATCCGAAGTATGTGCTACCTGAAATCGAGCCGAGCAGAGTCTCGCGCACGACCGCTGCCAATGCGGAATCCCTCTTTGAGAGAGGCGCGCTTGAGGCGCAGCGGTACAGCAAGCCAGACCTGGTGCTGCACTACGAGCACAGCGACATTCTGGGCCCAGCCATCGCCGCCATGACCAACAACATCACGGGGCTCGGATACGAGCTCATCCCACTCTTCCCGAAAGAGGATGAGGAGGGCAACCCGCTGAAGCCTCCCCCAGAGGCAGACCAGGAGAAAAACGAACTCGAGCTGTTTCTCAGTACCTGCTTCGTCGACGAGAACGGGGGCATGGGAATCGCCCTCCTGACGCATCGGGTGGACCTGGACGTGGAAGTGACTGGCGACGGCTATATCGAGGTGCTGAGAAACAGCATGGGGAAGATCGCCGCCTTCGAGCACATTCAGGCCGCCACCATGCTTCACGGGACGCCGTCCGATCTCATCGCTGTGCAGATCCCGGTGAGGCACCCGACGACGGGGAAGCTGGTGGCTGTGCAGCGCTACAAGCGTTTCCGGGCCTTCTGTCAGGTGACGGCGAATGGCATCCGCTGGTTCAAGGCGTTCGGAGACCCGCGCCACATCAACTGGCGCACAGGCGCGTTCAGGAATGATCCGTGGCCTGCCGCTGAGGATGGATCTGACCTGAACGGAACCGAGGTACTTCACTTCGCGAACTACTTCCCAGAGGGGAGCTACGGCGTGCCTTCCTGGGTCGGAGCCTCCCCGCACATTCGCGCCGGGCGATCAGCGGCAGAACTCATGCCGCGCTGGTTTGCGAAGGCGCCCATCGGGCTGAAGGTGGCCATGATCGCCGGGGGTACCTGGAAGCAGGCCTCGCTCAAGCAATTCATGGCGAAGCTCGAGGGAACCGACTCCATTCGAGGGGAGCGGCAGAGCTTCAGCGTCCTCGTCCTCGAGGCGGAGACCGACACGAGCATGGACAGCTTGAACGGTACGAAGGATGCCGCCCCCCGGATGGCAATGGAGGACATTACCTGGGAGGTCCCCGAGGCCATCTACCATGGGAAGGACTCGCTCATCGCTACATCGAGGCAGGCGGTGGCTCGGATGTTCCGGCTCTCCCCCATCTTCTACGGGGACACCGAGAGCTACAACCGAGAGACCGCCGACACCGCGCTCAGCGTGACAGAGGACCAGGTATTCAGGCCAATTCGGCAACTCCGATGGGAGACACCCCTCAATACCCGGCTCCTGCCGGAGATGGGCGTCAACTACTGGACGCTGCGGTTCAAGTCTCTGGCCGCGGTGAACTACCGTCAGGCCCAGGTGGTCGGGCAGGTTGTGCAGGGAGGTGGTGCCTCCCCGAACCAGCTCATCCGGCTCTGGAATGAGCTCACCGGACTCGAGACCCCGCTCATCAAGGAAAAGTGGGGTGATAAGCCGCTCGAGTTGGTGACGCAAATGCTCGACAAGAGCATGGACCCCAACGGGTCCATCACCGACGCCATCCAGAATGCAACGGCTCAGGCTGAGGAGCAGGCTAGAACCCAGCTGGAGATGCAGCTGAAGGCTCAAGCCACTGCCGCTCGGGCCAGCGCAGGACAGCCCGGCGAGCAGCCGACCCCGTCGACCCCCGGCAAAGCCCCGGCAGCCGGCAGGAAGCCCAAGCCGCTCCCGGCAGCTCAGGAGCAGCCCCAGGCTGCAAAGCCGAAGGACGCAAAGCCTGCCGCCGCTCGAGCTGCCCGCAAAGGCGAGCTGCCTGAAACAGTGCTCGACGGGCTGACGCTGGTGACCGAAGTGCCGGCCGGCGCCGTGCGCTTCGAGGGGTCTGCCCCCCTCACGGCCAACTACGGCTACATCAAGGGGACGCTGGGCACGGATGGTGAGCCTGCAGACGTCTGGTGGAGGCCGGACGCAAAGCCAACGGGAAAGGCGTTCGTCGTCATCCAGGTTCACCCTACCACGGGAACCTGGGACGAGTACAAGGTGGTCATGTGCGAGGAGACAGCCGAGGCGGCTCGAGCCCTGTACCTGGCGAACATGGACAGCGCCGCTCGGTTCGGGGGAGTCCTTCCCATGACGCCAGCTGACGTTCTCCAGTGGTTCGGGGATGGAGAGGTCCAGGGAGCTGCCACGGCGCTCACCGGTGCTTTGGATGGCCTGATGGCGTTCCGTAAGCTGGTTCAGGCGGAAGCGAAGCGTCAGGAGGAGGAAGGGGTAGACCCGCAGTGGTATGCATGAGCTCGAGCCACCGCAAAGTCGTTGACGAGTCCGACCCCTGACAGTTATGCTCTGGATAGGTTTGTCCCGCGCCAATCCGGCGCACACTCAGCACATCTCTTCGAAGGAGTCTCCGATGGCCTTGCCCAGCACCTTTTCGCGGTCGTTCCGCATCATTCTCTGCGCCATGACGATGGCTGCCGCGCTGCTTCTGATGGCCTTCTCGCCGGGCAGTACGAGCGTCAACACCCATGTGGATGCGCTCCCTCCGGACCTTCCGTCGTTCGTTCCGGACCTGACCATCCGCAGCTTCGAGGAGTACCGCATCGAGGCTCCGCTGCCCTTCCGTCCCCACAGCGAGAATCTGTCCGAGATCGATGTCCCGACCTACGCCGTGCGCGAGCTGCCCCAGCCCCGGCGCTATCTCATCAGTCCGCGCCGCAACATCTGAGGCCCCTCTGTACCCTGCCGTCATCCTCCCCGCGAAAAAGATTGTCCCTCACGAAAATAGTTGTAAGAAATCCAGCGCTCGGTGTACATCTATAGCAGAGCACGTTGCTGCTCACCAGATCCCACAGGGGGAGGTCGCGTGCAACGCGGTCCCTGGGTATGCGCTACGGACTTCGGTTCTACCGCTTTGGGTTCAACGCTCCCCCGCTATAGCCGGACGGCGGCGGCTCCCTGGAGGAAAGATCTTCCAGGGGGCCAATGCTCTCGGTGTCCAAAGTTGCCTTAGATACCCGGAGAAGTCCCTCCCCCCGGGAGGAGCGAGGAAACGGGGCGTGGACTGCCGGATTACCGGGCAGAAGCGGCCACGCGGCAAAACAGGTTCTACGCGACGCCCGGGGGCCTGATAAACCCCTGGGCGTTCGTGTTTCTGGAGGTATCCTGTGCCCGTCAACTTCAAGGAACTCCGCCAGCAAGGCAGGCCGAGGGACTTCCGCCAGTTCCTGACCCCGGACGGGGATGATGTCGATCCTACCCTGTGCCCGGACGCAAAGGCAGAGGCGACTGTGCGGTTCCTCCTGGCTCGAGACCGGGAGTTGCATGGGCACGTAACGGGGCAGGTGGTCATCTCCGATGCCGAACTCAAGGAAGGCATGAAGGGGAGCCGACATTGAGCACGACGCGGGACCCGGCTGGCATCCTCTCGAAGTTCACCGGCCTGAGCCGCGACGAGATCGGTGACGTCTGGAAGCAGGCCAAGGATAACGCCCAGAGGCTCGAGGCCTGTCCCGGGCCTCATGTCTTCGTCCGGCTGGGGCCGGGCCTCAACAGTCGCTCGAGGTGCATCTCTTGCGGCGGAGATGTGGATTGGCAGGCTGCACAGTGGTACCAGCGCGGCTTGGAACACGGGAGGAGAGGGTGATGACTGAGCACGTCTGCTTCATGCTCGAGGAGACTGGCCGGAGATGGCATAGCTACGGTCGCTTCGAGAAAGGCCCATGCACAGTGCATGGTGACTACCACCACGCGACCAGCTATGTGGATGACGTGGACACCGAAGGCGCTCCGGACATCCCGGAGGATGGAGATCCCCGGGTGCCCACGACGTGCGACTGCGGGCACATCTTCAGTCCCCATACGACGAGCACCAGCTCCGGGCGGTGGTACCGAGACCCTCGCGACGGGAGCACGTTTCGTCATCTCGCACAGGCCCCAGCTGGCGCGATGTGGTACGCGCCATATTTGCTCGATGGGCGCTGGTCCCTCTCGCCGGAGTACATCCGGGATCATGAGGGGAAGCGGCCTCCTGTCGTCGTACAACTCCCCGCTGGTGGCGCATGGTGCGTGGACGAGCGGGCCAGATCGAACGGTCAAGTCCACGGCACCGGATGGACTGTGACGGGAGAGGCCCCCAAGCTCACGGCCAGTCCATCGATCCTGACTCCCTCCTACCACGGGTTCCTCACGGACGGTGTGCTGAGGAGTTGCTGATGAACGACGAACAGCCGACCCGGCCCGAACCGCCCTACGATACCTTCCGGCTACGCTTCCGGCGCAATGCAAACAGCTTGGCCGCTCGGTACGGTGCTCACGTCTTTCTGGTGGGCGGAGCGCTCGAGGACGAGGAACCTCGAGACTACGACGTCCGCATCATTCTCCCCAATGATGACTTTCGCCGACTCTACGGCGGGCACCCTCTGGACGAGAAGCCTATTGAGGCCCGCTTCGACTACCAGCCATGGGAATGGCGACGGGCCTACGACGGGCTCAAGCAGAGCCGGATCATGACGCAGCGCATGAGCGTCCCGGTGGATCTCCAGGTCCAGGCCGAGAGCGAAACTCGAGCCTATGAGGGAAAGCCCGCTGTGCAGCTCGACACCGCCCCCGAATGGGTGCTCAAGGCCGGACGCCGAAACGCCTGACGCACCCAGGTCTGCCGCTTTTTGATACCAGCGGTATCAATTCCCCTCCCCTCACGGCAATTCTGGTCCCCTCGCTCGTTGTACCAGGTAGAACCTTCACCCGAGGAGCTACCATGACGTTCGACGAGCTCGAGCTGCTTCTGCAGGTCCTCGCCCGCGACATCCGCGAGCAGGAGTCCCTGGACATTCAAACCACCCATCCCGAGCCGACCCCAGAAGAGATTGCATAGTCAAAGGCTCGCCTCATGGCTCGGATACACCGCCTATCTGATGGTAGATACGAATTTTCGACTCAAAACATGAGAAACGCTTGATAGTATGATAATAGAGTGCTATCCTGACTCTTGAACTCGTTTCTGGAGGTAGTCATGATTTGCGGTTGTCGGAAGGACCCTCGTGAAGGGGTCAAGCAGTTTGCGATCCATGCCCAGCAGCTCGAGGAGAAGCTCGAGGCAGCCAAGGCTCAGATGGGGGAGGAGGCGACTCCGGAGCTCGAGGCTCGAGTGGCTCAGCTCGCCGTGCAGCATCAGAATGCGCTCGGATGGCTTCAGCACTACGGTGAGCACCTCACGCCTGAGATGTTCGACGCTTGAGCGGAGGTCCTGTGGTCGTGCAGGCAGCACCATGCGTGAAATGGGCAGGCGGAAAGCGGAAGCTGCTCCCTGTGCTCGAGCCCCTGCTCCCGCAGTCGTGGGGCCGGTACTATGAGCCGTGCTTGGGGGGCGGAGCGCTGTTCTTCCACCTGTGGTCTGCTGGCCGGCTCACGGGAGGCTCGAGCCTGAACGACCTGAACCAGCGCCTGATGAACCTGTACCGCGGGCTCCAGGCTGATGTGGAGGCTGTCGTCCGAGAACTCGAGCACCTGGCCCTGGACACTTCCGAGGCTGGCTATCTTCGGGCCGTCAAGGAGTTCAATGCCCATCGGCCTGAACCTGCTGGCAGCCACCTGCTGTTCCCCATGCGTGAGCAGCTGCCCCTTGCCCGCCAGGCGGCGTTGCTCTTGTTCATCATCCGCCTCTGCTTCAACGGTCTCTTCAGAGAGCGGCGAAACGGTGGCTACAACGTCGGCTACTGCCACAACCCGGCGCAGTTCACCTTGCGTGCCGACGAGCTGAGGGCAACAGCACAAGCTCTTGCAGGGGCACAGCTCACCTGCAGGGACTTTGCAGACGCGGCGCTCGAGGCACAGCGCGGGGATCTGGTCTTCATCGACTCCCCCTATGATGGGACCTTCACGGGCTACCTGGGCGGCGGCTTCGGGCCCAAGGATCAGGACAGGCTGGCCAGAACATGCGAGATTCTGCATGACCGGGGCGTTCTCTTCCTGCTCACCAACAGCGATACGAAGGCCACTCGGGCGAGATTCTCGGAGTTCGAGATCATCAGCTCCAAGGAAGCCAGGTCGATCAATAACGACGGCACCGGTAGAGACGCGGAGGAGTGCGTCATTGTTCGAAATTATAGGAGCGGAGCATGAATGTTGGAAGTTGGTTTCACTTCCCTGAGTTTATTGCCCCTGCATTTGTCCGACGAGAGACGTGTATTGACCTGAAGTTGGGGATCCTCTCCGGCGCTGTGTTCGACGATCTTAAGGTCTATCGCTACCTCCTATGGCGATGCTGGAACCCGAAGCTACCGCCCCTAGTGGCATGCATGCTGAACCCCAGCACGGCAACGGAGGTGGACACTGATCCGACCGTGGAGAAGGTCACGCGATGGGCTCGAGCCTGGGGGCACGGCGGGATTATCGTCGTGAACGCCTTCGCGTGGCGGAGCACGGACCCCAAGGAGCTGTACGAGGTGGGGCAGCCGAAAGGACAGGCCAACGACCAGGCCATCCTCTCGGCTGCCCGAGTCGCCGGCATGGTCATCTGTGGGTGGGGGACGCACGCGGCGCATCCACAGTTCGCCGGACGGGCCCGCGAGGTCGAGGCGCTGCTCCTCAGCGTGGTCGAAATCGTCCACTGTACGAAGGTCAACCAGGGCGGGACGCCCAAGCATCCTCTCTATGAGCCAAACGCCGCGACGCCCATCGTCTACCGGGCTCGCACTGAAGAAGGAGCCGCCGAATGAATGTTCAAGACGCATGCACCAACTTTGTTCCGGGAATGTGCATCCAGGTCAAGGGAATGCCTGAGCCGCGCGAGACTGAGTCGATCAAGCTCACCGGCCGTCGCGGGAAGTTCCCGTACACCGTTCGGGCGAAGCCTTTTGGTGGAGTCATCGCCACGTTCACTTGCGCTGGATGGGCGGACTGTATCGTCCCGCCGCCTGCCGTGGCACCAGTTCAGCAGGAGACTGCTCAATGACGCCACTCACCAAAGAACTGAAGGATCGCTATCCCTTCACCTGCCCGGTGTGCAAGGTGTCACTGGACGCTGCCCCGTCTATCCTCATGCAGATGGGCATGAACCACGGTGGAGGGAGTTGTCTGCACTGCAAGGCGTTTCTTCATCTGGATATCGATGAGGAAGCCGTCACGATGAAGGCCGATACTTATGAGGACTTTGTGAAGCGTGAATACCCAGAAACCTCTAGTGCACAGGGAGAGACCAATGAAGCTCGAGTGGACTGACCTGGGAGACGGCTTCCAGGCATGGATCGTCAATGACCGGCCCGTGATCATCCGAGACACTCAGGCGACCAATCCTCACATTGAGGACGCCAGGCTGTTCCGACATGATGAATTGATGGAGCGCATTGAGGGAGTTTACGGATGGCGTGTGAGCGGAGTCTTCGTCGATCACCAGACGAAGGCAGTGACGCGGATGGCCACTGTCCACCAAGTGGACTACACGGCGATCCAAGACATTCCGATGAAGTTTGAGCGTTATGCCGAGGATATGGGGAAACTGTGCGAGCTCACCGGCATTCCGTCCTATTCAATGACCTATCGGCTTCGAGCGCCATGGCGTGGCCACCCTGCGGGGGCGATCATGCTCTGGTCGTCTGGCTACAAAAAACGGCCCGGAGTATTGGGGGCCATTGAGCAGCGGAGTCTTGAGAGTATTCTTGCTATGACCGTGCAGATGATTGAGGAGGGGAGCCTGTGAGCGATCTGACTCAAGAAGAGAAACGACAGGGATACTGCACCTGCTTCAACTCGCCGTCCTGCGAATGGTGTATCAGCCTCTCTGAAGAGGAGGTTGACGCGTTTTCGAATGGGGGCCGCGACGGGCTTGAGAGGTACTGGGACAAACTGGAGGAACGGGAGGAAACAGCGACTGCCGAAGACGATCCGGTCGGATTTCAATCTGCTCCTGTCCGTTACATGGCGACAGGCCGGGAGACTATCGACCGCATCCGCGATGAGCTGGGCGACGAGGGCTTCGTTGCCTTTTGCCTGGGCAACGCCATCAAGTACGAGGACCGCGCCGGCCTGAAGGGGGCTGCTGAGCCCGACCATTTGAAGTCCCGCTGGTACCGGGCAATGGCTGCCCATGTCCGTGGCCAGGGGCCGGACCCCCGCATGGATCGCCCCGAATTCCAGCCGTACCAGCGTCCGGCGTCCTCTTCGGGGCGCATGTGCTTCTGCTCGGAGTGCGACAGCGCTCAGCCTGAGCCTGGCCCCGACCATTTTCCTGACGCCGGGAAGAAGGTGTCATTGTGCCAGTAGGCAACATGGAAGAATTTCTACGTCTCAGCGGTGCACCTTCAGAGCGTCGTTGAGCAGATCAAGACCCTTGTGCCGGTTCGTCCGCAACATGAGCGGCGGTCTGATAAAATTGAGGAAATGTTTATGGGAACGCGTGCGAACATTCAATTCCGTGACGAGTTTGGGACTGTCTTTCACGTTTACCGCGGCCACGACGGGAACCCAGAGAACGTGATGCTCGACCTGGAGAAACTCCTTGCGACGGCAAAGGACCGATGGTCTGGCTCCGAGATCGGCTGCATGGTGACCCTCTTCCTATCTATGACCTGGGATTGGAGCAAGCACCGCCTTCCGGACTATGAGCTCACGAGCGGCATCCACGGCGATGAGATCCGCTTCTACGAGGTACTGTACGAGCGGGACACAGTACAGCCGATGTTTGGGACCCGTGGGAAATGGGTTGTGCGTCAGCTCACAAGTGCGGGGGAACGATGTCAATCTGCCTGAAGTCCGTCATTCCGGTACCGGTCGGCGACTGTCGTCTCGAGCAGCCTTCGGAGAAGATCGCCAAAGGCGATACTCCGACACAGCTCCGGGCAACTTACATCGTGAGGCATACAGGGGACCGGGAAGGCTTCACAACCTACGTCTACAACGATCTGACTCTTGATGTTCAGGTGCCTGGCCGCGTGCGTGAGCCGATGTGCAAAGCCACCATGCTCATCGAGACGCCATGGCTCGATTTCCCCGGCGCGGCCATCGACAAGATGGCGGAATGGCTCGAGCGACTAGCCAGGGGAATGAGGGACGGCACGGGTCACGATGGCTTCGGGATCAATCTGGTGGCTTCTTCTCCACCCCCGGCCCATGTGCGGGAGCAGCATGATGATGAGGAGGCGTGATGTCTCGACAGGGCGGACTTGTTGACAGTGGTCCCCGGCTGAACATGCACGACTCGATCGTGCTCACCCTGCGCAACCTGGAGACCTACGGATCGAGGTATCCACATTGGGCTATTGCGTACAGCGGAGGGAAGGATAGCACCGCAGCTGTTACCTTCGTCCTCTGGGCCATCTGGACAGCGATGAAGGTCCAGGCCGGGGATAAGGTGGATGGAATCCAGGGGGAGGTGCTGACCATTCTCCGTTCCATCCGGGTCCCCCGCTCCATCACGGTCTGCTACGCGGACACGCGCATGGAGTTGACGCCGCTCGCGCTGAACGCGATGGCCCTGGGAGAGGAGATCGAATGCTTGGCACAGGCATGGGCTGAAGACGGACTCAGCTGCGAGCTCTCCTACCGGGTGGTCTGTGCGCCGCTTGATCTCCGCTACCTCGTGTACATGCTGGGCCGGGGCGTTCCCCCTTCCAACAACGCCACCATGCGGTGGTGTACGCCGAAGATCAAGATCGAGCCCATGAGCCGAGCGCTCATGGAAGTCGCCTGCGCCGCTGGCCTGGGGCGAATGGTGCCCCGCAAGGGCAAGAGCTCGAGCCCCACCAAGCTGACGGCAGATGTGGGTGAGGAGGCTGGCGCCGAGTTCATCCTCGAGGATGAGGCGACGGGGACAATCTACCGGGGTTTTGACCATGACGTCATGGACAACGATGAGATCTGGTCTGGCCTGGATAGTCGACTACGCTCCATGCGCCGGCTCATGAATCGGAAGTTCAAGCCTCGAGCTCCAAAGGAGGGAATGGACCCCGTTGAGCACAACCAGCTCGAGGCCGATCGGCGGAATGTCTTTGAAGCGCAACAGGAAGCAGCTCGAGGCGCCGTTCCTCAGCTCGAGATTGAGCTCCGACAGCGAGAGCAGCAGCTCATCCAGTCCCCTCGCAAGCTCCTGGTGCTCACGGGCGTGCGCAGAGGTGAGAGCGCTGTGCGCGATCAGCGGATCTACGCCTCCTGTACGACTGACCGTGCAGAATGCGGGCAGGGGTGGTTTCAGCGGGACCTTCCAGGCTCTGTGGCCGACACCCTGGCACCCCTGGACCACTGGCGGATCTGCCACGTCTGGGAATGGCTATGGGGCTGGGCCCCGCTCGAGCCATACGGTGGGTGGTCAACCCGTCTCGTCGCTGAGGCCTACGGGGGGCGGGACGGGAACGAGGCTGCCGACCTGGCGGCGCGTACAGGCTGCATTGGCTGCCCTCTGGTCCAGGAGGATGTGGCCCTGGAGAACCTGATCAAGCTCGAGCAGTGGGCATACCTGGCTCCGCTCCGCAGGCTCCGGGAGATCTACGTCTGGCTGCGACTCCCACGCAACCGGCTCCGCAAGGCAGAACTCGAATTCAGGAAGGACGGCAAGCCGGTCACCAATCCAAATCGCATGGGACCCATCGTCCTCACATCAAGGCTCGAGGCGCTCGAGCAGGTGCTCGCCATTCAGCTCGAGGTGAATACCGCAGCGGAACGGCTGGGGCGGCCTCGTATCGACATCCTGAATGCCGAGGAGGAATTGAGAGTGCGGGAACTCATCGCCGCTGAGACCTGGCCCGATAAGTGGGCAGGAACCGAGCCTCGAGCGGATGAGCTGGTGGCAGATGTGTTCCGCGATGGGACATCCCAACCTCTGTTGGACCTCTGGGGGAAGTAGTTCTGGCGCTATCTCTGAAGTAGCATTGCTATTCAGAGGGTAGCAGGGAGATGGGGATGAAACGCAGACTACAGCTCAGATTCTTTGGCGAGAAAGGACTCGTCGGCCTGAAAGAGTGTCAGGAAGCACAGGCAAAAGGCGAGTGCGTGGAGCATCGAGCAGGGGGCCACGGCAAGTGGCGCTGGGCCAAAGTCGAGGCCGTCTCCATCTTCGAGCAGCCCGACGACGCCAACGGGGTGGGCCTCGTTTTCCTGGACCTTGGACCGGGCGGGAAAGGCTGGCCCGAGAAAGGTGGGTCATGAGAACCGAACAGCTCGCAATTAGCATGCATCTCATGCGTTGCATGCAGTGCAAGACGCAGATCCGTGTTGGAGTCGTTTACTACGAAGGTGGACCTCGCCGACGCATGCATCTGGTGTGCGCCAAGTCCGACCTGGGCATGGCGCTGATCGAATTCATGGGCGTGCGGGACCGGGCGAACAGCTATCGGTATCGGCGAGTTTTCGCGCCAATACCCGTGGCTCAAGCCACGGGAGCTGTCAAAGCCCAACAGCCTGAGCCTGTGGACCCGCGGCAGGAACTGCTCTTTGGCGGTCCCCAGGGAGGGAGCGTAGCGTGATCGACTCAAGCCCTATGTGTGCGCATTGCTGGAAAACGATGACGACATCCGTCCCATCTCGAGACGGGAATGTGCATCCGGAATGTCTCGAGGCTGTCCATCAGGCCTATGAGGAACATCCGTCGACTGATCTATGTCGAGACTGTGCAGCAGACTGTTGCCGGGCCTTCACCTTTGTCCAGGTCTACGATGATGACCCAACGCCTCGAGACTTGACGGTGTTCGACCAGCTCGCTGAACGGCAGCGAATGAAGTGGTCCCATCACCGCCAGTGCTGTATCGCGCTGCGCGGGAATCGGTGCGCTATCTATGCCCAGCGGCCCCTCATCTGCCGGGCGTTTGAACCCGGGGGAGACGGCTGCATGGAGGCTCGCCGCCGAATGGCTGTGCAGCGAGCTGCCGCGGCCCTGGGCCACACGTCTGAAGAGGGTTCCCGGTGACAAGACAAACGGCCATCTATGTCTGCAACACCACGGCGCTCCCCGAGGAGGAACTCACGGACGAACTGACCTATGACCGGCTGAAGGAGCTGGTGCTCGAGGCATGTCAGTTCTCAGTGTTCGAGGCCACCTCAAGCCAGCATGTGGCCGAGCTCTTCGAGCAACTCTGCCATGACCCGGAGATCGAAACAATACAGCAGGGCTTCCCCTGGACGGGAGTGAAGCGGAAGGGAACCTCATGAGCACCTTCAAGGAGCGCAAGCAGGCCATCGATCTTGATCGGGCAATGAATCGCTGCACTCACTTCAACGGCATCGACCACAACACCTGTGATGCTGGAGTGCGCTACAGCTCGTTCCGTCAGGGTGTTCCGTGCGTGCGCGGGGCTGCTGCGCCTCATACAGTGAGGTTGGGATGAAGGTGCGTTTGTGCTGGCACGACATTGAGGCCGATGTGACATGGGAGCGGGACGTGGACCTGCCGTTGCAGCCATTTCCCAGCCTTGTGATCGGGCTCCACGATGCAGGTACCCAGGATGTAACCGTAATGTCGGTTTACTGTACAGACACTGGGCGGGTTGAAGCGACGATCAACCACTGTCCAGTGTCGCCTCAGAGTGCGCTTGAAGCCTACGAATGGGAGCACGATGTATAGTTGGTATCGATGATTGACTGTGTGACCAGGTGTGGCATGGCTGGCCTCCCACAGCACGACGAGGGTACGATGAGCGGGTATCGCGTTTACGTGAGCTTACCGAATAGATGTCGACGGACGATGCTCTCTAGGTGGAGCGGTACCATACTGTGCCTCTACGACGGCGCCCAAGTATTCGCGCCACAGTATAGCTGGGGAGAATGGCAGGATCGCGGGCAGGATCAGATTCGGGCCTCCACATGGTTCCTCGTGTTGGTGCCGGATGACGGCGTTATAGGGCGCGGGGTTTACGCCGAAGTGAAGGTAGCGCTCAAGCACTTTCGGGAGATCACGGTGCTCTTCCAGGGCAAGCCGCAGAACGTAACGGAGATGCCCTTTGAGGTCATCAGTCAGACCAACTTCATCGAGTACGCCCGGCTGAAAGGTACACGGGAGGATGATGGAGCATGAACCAGGACATCTCGCCAGACTTCCGCCCGAACATGCGGGACGCCAGGATCATCAAGGGAATCCTGAAGCACGAGGCGACGCCAAGGGCTATTGAGCGCTTTGCACGGGACGCCAACGACCTGACCGACTACGCATACTGGTTCACCTTGGGCACGTTGTGGGTGAGCTATACCGGATGGTCCGACCTGGCGCTCTGGAAGCGGCTATTCAGTTCCAAGCGGCGCAACCGAGAAACCAGCCTCATGAAGCCGAGTGAGCTCGATGTGCTTCGCGCTTTGCCTGACGTGGTGACGCTCTTCCGCGCTCATCGGCCCGGCGAGGATGACTGGATCGCCTACACCATCTCGCCCATCAAGGCCGCCGAGTTCGCGTTGCGTCGGGACGTCCGCGTGGTTCACCAGTACGAGGTGCCGAAGACGGAGATCCTAGCGCTCTTCCTGCGGCGAGGGGAGATGGAGGCTCTGGTGCTAGACCGGACGAAGCCTGTTCTGATTCAAGAGATCCCGGTGGTGACCAGATGAGTCATGTGCTGGACGAACTTCTGTCGGAGTTAGATGACATGGTTCGAGCAGGGGAGGTGCGAATCTCCTTTTCCGCCAACTGTGTCTCCGGCCTCATCGGCGACCGGTGCCAGTGCTGGCGGTGCCGGTCCCGAAGAGGCGAGCAATACGATGAGGAAACCGAAGCCTGGGCGGCTCGAGTCTCCAGGGAGGAGACGGCGAAGTTCCGGGCTCTACATGGAGGTCGCTGTGCGTGAAGTAGGCAAAACAGTGTTGAACCCATGCGCCAGCCCCGGGGATCAGGGAGACTGGTGGATTGAGCAGCACACGATGTGTACCGGCAGCCATTCCCTGGACTCCGAGGAGTACGTCACCTGCTCTTGCCCGTGTCATCAGACGTGCCCGGTCGCTGTGCGGACGATGGTAGAGGGCGACATGCTGGCGGCAGCTCCGACCAGAGACCTGACACAGGTCGGGCCGTTCCTGGATGAGGCATGGAAGCAGGGGCTTTCAACGGTGGGCGTCACCTGGGCACAGGGGCAGGCAACCATCGTGTACGGCCCGGTCTACCGAGCGCTCCCAACGGTCGACGATGGTTTGTATCAGAGCGAGCTGAAGCCCCCTCCCATAGAGGCAGAACGCCCGCCCATCACCATCGTCGCCGCTCGGCGGGATGGAACGGAGATCTCGAGACTCACCATCACGTAGTGGCATGCTGAAGCGGAGGGAGAAATGAGCGTTGGACCCTGGAGACCGGTGTGGTGTAAGGAGTGCAATGGTAAAGGCGGCGATTGTGCGCTGTGCAAAGGCTCAGGCCGTATTCGACCGCACAAGCCGTGCGCGGGGCAGGGCTGTGGCCGCTGTCAGGCTGGCTTTGTACCGGCCAAGGCGTTGACAGAGCGGTAGTGGCGCCCGGAGCAGGAGGAGGAATTCCGGGAGCACTACGGCGTCACCTCCGCCGAGCGTCTGGGAAGGCGCTTGGGACAGCGGAGCAAAAATGCGCTCAAGATCCGGGCCAGGCGCGAATACGGGATGAACCAGTACACCATGCAGGGGATGTATTCCGCTCGCCAGATTGCTCGAGCCATGGGCGTTGAGGAAAAGACGGTCACATGGTGGTGCAACGAGCTGGGGCTCGAGTATCGGAACGGCCCCAACGCTGGCCCGAATCGCGCACACATGATCTATCCGGAGTGGCTGGAAGCATTCTTCCGCAAGCGGCCAGAGTGTTACGACCCTGATCGGGTATCTCCAGCCATATGCCAGAAGTTGGGATTGAGCTTCAATGTGCCACTCCCCAAACTGTTCAAGTTGGTAGTCTGCCAGCACGGGGATAAGCACGCGACGCTCATGCCGATCCACTTCTGGGCCCCCATCTTTTCGCTCCCAAGCTGCCCGGCCTGTGGCCGGAAGGTGAGCACTCTCGCCGAGGGGAAGCCGGAGAGTCGATACACCGACAATCCGGTGCAGCCTCCTGTGATCGAGACCCTATCCCTCGTGCGCCTGCGCATTCTGCAAGCGCTGGCTGATGGGCTTGAGACCCGATTCGAGCTGGCCGGGGCCATCTACGGGGATTGGACCCCCTTGAGCAAGGAGTCGATCAAGCAAGCGCTCCTTCGACTCGAGGTTCAGGGGCTCATGACTGTGCAACGCAGGGTATTCAAGGGGACGGAAAGGGGAGCGCCCAGGATCTTCTATGCGTTGAGTGATGAAGGCCGCGCCATCGTTGCCAGAATGCGTCAGGCGGCTTGAAGGAAACATCGATGCACTGGTTTTTCGGGTACCTCGAACTCGAGACAGGCCGGATGGTGGGGATCTCCTTCGACCTTCAGTCCGTCTCGAGCCTCGTGAGGCGGAAGTTCGTCATCCACAAGCAGTACAGGGCGCAGAGCCGGTATTATGATGCCGAGAGGTTGGAGCAAGAACGGTGCGGACAGTAATTCTGTGTGCTATCGTGTTCCTGTGTGGCTGTAGTCTGCTGTCTGACGGACGACAGGATATGGTACCGCATTTTTCCCATGTAGGACTGATCTGGTAGTCCGTCAAATCGTTTACACATTCCAGGGAAAAGCCGATGAAAATGCAGGTTGTGCAGGTTGGCACATGGCTCGAGCTGAGAACCGATGAAGGATGGTTATGGGTCGACGGGCTCAAGAATGATGCGGTGCCATTTACGAAGGGGCATGAGATCAATCTGCGGTTGGAGCCCTGGCGTTGGGGGCGCCGTCCAACTCCCGCTGGAGGGCTTCGCATCATCGCAAGGTGTGAGAGCCTTGTATACAGCGCGGATGGCAAGAGAGCTGAGTTAAGTCTCATAGGCTATGATGACCAGGGGAATGGAACTCCCTACACTCCTAACATCGACATGGGTGCGTATCTTCATGTCCCGGCCCAGGAAGTTGAGGGACTGATGGTCCCATTCCTCGTGCATGTGGATCTCGAGCCTATTCCGGCCCTCGTTGAGACCCTTGCAGCTCCGGAGGAATAGCCTGTGTGTTTTGACCTGGACAGTCCTTTGGTACAGGCAGCTGATGACGCGCACGGACTTATGTGCGCAGTCGCAGGGATCAAAGCCTCCCCCCCCAGCTACACCGTCCTGACATCTCGCCTGAGTAAGCTGCTGATCGATGCGTTCTCCACGGCAGCCGGCCCCCTCATCGGAGCAGCCATCAGGAAGATTGCTGCCATCTCGGATCGGCCTGGAACCATCGCAGAGAGAGCTGCCGCCGTTACCGGGGAAATGCTTTCGCTACGCGAAGCGCTGATAGCCGCTGGCATACAACTGACCGACGATGACAAGGATCTGCTGCTGCCAGCGCTTCGGGGCTCGTACAAGCTGGGCCTCAAGGAGATGTCCACGGCGGCGAACGTCAGCATGTCCTTCGGGGTGGCCGATGCCGACGCTATCGCCGGGTTGAACCGGAATGGAATCTATTGGGTCGGGAAGCACTACGGCGACGTCATTCCCCAGGGGGTAATTGACGATGTGCTTCGCGAGATGGTGCTCGAGAAGGGATATGGCGCTGAAGCAGCTGGCGAGAAGCTGGCCAGCATGTTCAAGAACGCCGTCTTCAAGCGGAGTGAGAGCTACTGGAAGGGGTTCAGCCACGTCATCACGACCCGGGCGCGCACGTTCGGGTCCCTCTCCACGATGGTCAACATCGAGGTGGAAGAGTACGAGTACGTCAACCCGATGGACGAGCGCACGTCTCCCGTGTGCGAGGCGCTGAACGGGACCATCTTTCGAGTCGAACACGCCATAGACCTTCGCGATCGTCTACTTCAGGCCCAGGACCCGGAGGAGTGGAAGGCCATCGCCCCCTGGGTCAAGGTTTCCGACATCACGGACGCGACGGGAGCGCTCTTGAGCGCTCCTGAGCTCGTTGCGATGGGTGTCATCATGCCCCCCCAGCACATGTTCTGTCGCTCGCAGATCCTCATCCGCTAAGACTGTGCAGAAAACAGGCACAGCCTACATGGATTTTATTGACGCTTCGTTGAAAGCAGTCATATCCTTAGAGTGTGTGCGTAGTCTATCGCTAATGTTGGTGGGTGAACCGTTTGCAATCCGGACTACGCTATCCATTTTGAAAGGGATCGTAGGTGGCTGAGGCTGTCGACCGCGTGAGCAGAGCGCAAGTCAAGATCGCTCGAGTTCGGAAGGGCACTGATGGCGGTGTCCTCAAGGAAGGACTTATCTACGCTGAAGTATACCTCCCGTTCGATCCCAAGGCGTTCTCGGACTTCTGGACCCAGGTCGAAGCACTGATGACCGCGAATACTGTGCTGACACAGCGCGACGCTTATCGCCAGGTCATAGCTGCACAGCCTGACCTTGCCCGACTGGCGCTCGATCCAATCGACAGCCAGGGGGAGGTCATGCTGCAAGATGACCTCATCAAGATGGCCGAGGACTTCTTGGTCCACAGCCGGAAGTTGGACGCCTTTCACGACAAGCAGCCTCGAGAGGGGTTGAAGGTCGTGCAGAGCTTCGTGAACACTCCGGAGATCGCCTCCCCCAATTTTTTTCCTGGCTGCTGGGTGCTGGTCGTGAAGATTCAGCCGGGCACGCCCGAATGGCTCATGGTTGACTCCGGTGTGCTCGAGGCAGTATCCTTCGAGACCCTCGTCAACAAAACCCTTGTGACTGTACGGACCGGAGGAGAGGCACATGCCTGACAACGCCGAAATGCTGGACAAACTCCCCCGTGATGGGGCTGGTAAGCCGATGTTCACCATCATGTCCCATCCTCAGATGGACGGAGACCGGGCGTTCGTCTCTCTTGTGCCGGCCGGCGCCAACCGCAGGACCGTCACGGCGAAGTCCGATACCTCCGCGCCCATCACGTTCACTCCTGGCGTGAAGCTCGCTTGGTACCAGCGGATGATCAGCCCGGCTGAGTGGTTCGGCGGTGGCGCGCTCGGTGAAGCGTTCCTCGCAGGTGCAACGAAGTCGGTGGACGCTACCACTTTTGATGCGGCTCTCGCCGTCAACACGCTGAACAACGGCCTCTGGCGGTCGACAGACGCTTTGCAGGACGTGATCCGGAACATCCTCGAAGATGAGGCTGTTCCCGACAAAGTCGCTGCAGTAGACGCTGCTCTCACTCAGTTCCATCGTCACCTGATGTCTATCGTTGCTCCGCTGGCTGCAGCCAAAAATGCGACTGTGCGGAAGGCTTTGGCCGCTGCCGCGAAGGCTATCAAGGCGATGACGATGGATACGGCCTCCATCGTTGCCTGTTGCCAGGCGTGTATCGGAGCATGCCAGTTGTGTATCTCCGCCTGCATGAACCAGGCAAACGTCGCGGATATGGGTGCTTGCATTCGCGCCTGCCAAGAATGTGTTGACATCTGTTCCCTTTGCATTCAACTCTGCAATAGGAGTTCGTCGTTTGCTCCGATGGCCCTCGTGATGTGCGAGATGGCCTGTCGAGCCTGTGCAATGGCCTGTGCAGGGTCTGATCTCGCTGAGGCCAAGGCGTGTGCAAGCACCTGCCTCACCTGCGCAACGATGTGCGCATCCAGCCGGATGTCCGCTTCCACCTCGATGGAAGTGATGAAGGCTGGCAGAACGATTTCGAAGGCCACCCGGGCGAAGCTCGATGAAGCGAAGTCCAAGGGAGCCGATATGAAGACTGGCCTCGAGATGGTGCTCTCTCTTCTCGATGAGCTGTTGGCGGTGGATGGTACTTCCTCTTCCTCTGAGGATGAGAGCATTGGAGGGGAAACCGCGACCGGAGCCGACAAGGGGAAGTGTTCCCCTGCGGCCAAGTCTTACAACCAGACGCCATCGGCGTCGGAGGGTGTTAACATGGCGAAGCAGCCGATGAGCCCCGAGCAGGCAGTCCAGTATTCTCAGGCTGCCGCCAAGGGTGCGATTGAAGTTCTTAAGACCCTGAACCCCAAGGCGACCGACGCGGAACTGGCGGCCAAGGGGCTTGAGGTTNNTTACCAGTCCACCATGAAGGCCGCTGTGCAGGGCGAGCCACAGCCGTCCATGATTCAGGACGCTCTGGCAGGGCAGCTTTCTGGGCAGAACCTGAATGGCACTCCGCCAGACCTCCTGGGAATGTTCCAGCGCGGGCTCATGGGGGCTCTGGACACAAACACCATCGTGCCAGCCCTCAAGGCGGCAAAGCCCGAGCAGCTTGCCGCACTCAAGGCCGCCATCGATCAGGCTCAGACCCATGGACAGGGGGGCCAGGGCGTGGAGGCGATGAAGGCTCAGCTCGATCAGGTTACCGCCGAACTGAAGCAGCTCAGGGAGGCTCCGCGGCCCCCAGTTTCACTGCCGGGTGGTGGCGGTGGAGAGTCTGCGGTCAAGGGCAATGACATTTTCGCCGGGTCCGTTTTCGACCTCACCGGTCTGACGGCCACTCGGTAATCGTGGCGTCGGCGTTCATTCAGTAGGAGGGTTGTATTTTGAATAACCAGGAGCTTTTGAACAGCGCCGGAGCCACGCTTGCCGGGCATGATGCGCTGAAGGCTGCGGAGCCGAGCGTCATCACGACATCGTCCGTGCAGGTCGGTCAGTTTATGAACCGGCCCCAGATCGAATCTCTCGTCGTGCTGGCGACGGCGAATGTGCAGTGGCTGAGCCAGGTCAGCTATCGGCTGCGCGAGCAGCGGTCTGGCGAGATTCCGACCGTAGACATCAGCGGCGATGTGGCGGAGGCCGTCAAGGAGAACGACGGCAAGACCATCACCTCGAGCCCAAGCATGGATCGTCGGGCCTATTCCTGTACGAAGTACCAGTCCACCTTCTACCTGACCCTCGAGGACATCAGCGAGGCACGGGCGTCGGGGACGCAGAACTTCCAGCAGGCCGTGGTCACCCTGTTTGCTCGGAAGCTCGCCAACTCGCTCGGTAAGGTCATCATCCGGGGCGACAAGTCCATCACCGATCTGAGCACCAGGGAGAATCGCCTCCTGGTTGGGTCCGATGGTGTGCTGGTTCAGGCCCGGTCGAAGGCCATTCGGCGGACCACGGACTACGGGAAGACCTACGCCAGGAACGTGTGGAAGGCCATCCAGCAGAAGATGCCGGTCGAGTATGTCGACGATCCGAATCTGCGGTTCATGGTCCACCCCGGAATCGACCAGGAGTTCACCTGGGAGGTCAACGAATTCGCCGCTCAGGGTAACGCTGGCTCTCTGCGGGGCCTCACCGAGCAGCGGCTTCGGTACAATCCCCAGGGTATCGCGCCATTGCTGGTGCCCCAGCTTCCGAACACCCAGGGCTTCAGCACCCTGAACAAGAGCACGTCCGCAGCGGACGCCGTGACCAACAGCTCCGGCAAGGTCAAGGCCCAGGTGGATACGCTCTTCGGCGGGTACAACAGCACTCACGTCGGACGCCAGGTCAAGCTCACCTGCGTGGCCACCGGCAAGAGCGAGACGCTGAGCGTGACGGCAGAGTCCAGCCACCTGTACGTGACCGCGTCGGGCACCCTGGGCCAGTCGACCATCAGCACGACCGCGAGCGACTACACGCTTGACGTGGTGGACTGCACGTCCATCATTCTGACGAACCCCAAGAACATCTGCTTCGTCATGTGCACCCGGTCCGGGGACGGTGGCGTCCGAGTGTACCGGAAGTTTGAGCAGGAGTTCGAGCGGATTCGCTTCGACGTTTATTGGGAGATGGACGTCATTCTCTTCAACCCCGACGCGATGGTTCTACAGGACGGCGTGGTCATCCCGGTTGAGGAGTTCTAATCCCGGACTGACGGCCTGATGTAACGCCTGCGCACTATGGCGAGGAGATGAAGGCATGGCACGGATTCTAAAGGCGACTCTGACGGCGCACAGCCGAGTCTTTGAGGGGCAGACATATCATCGCGGTGCGGAAATAACTGTGGCTCTGTCGTCCCCCTCTGCTCTTACACTTCGGCAGGACCCTGCCTGGAAGTGCGTGGAGACTCACGGGCACGACGCGCCGGGAGGCATTCCCATCACAGCTCATGAGCCTCGTGAAACGGCCATGCGCGTGGTAGGGGTCCTCCGCAAGTCGCTGATGGAAGTTGGTGCCATGCTCTCCGAGCTTTCGCCAGAAGCGCGGGCGATCTATGAGACCGTTTCCAACGATGTGGGGCCACTGCTTGCCGGGCTCGTTCCATCGGGCCTGACATTGCAGGTTCCCACCCCTGAGCCGCCTCGAGAGTTGTCATCTGCTGAGCGCGTTGCGGAAGTCACTGCCTGGGTTGAGGGACTACCTCGACCCCAGCGGAAAACGACAGTTATCGCGATCGTGTCAGCGCTCCTGCTGTTGACTGATGAGGACGTGCTGGACGTGCTCCTGGGATCTGCCCGTGCTCCTGCACCCACACCGCCTCCTGCGAAGGCTCCCCCCCCCGTGGTTGAGCAGCCGCGTCAGGAAGAAGTGAAGGTGAAAGAGCCCGAGAAGGAACCAGGCAAGCCTGTCCAGCCAGCGCCGTCACCTCGTCCCGAAGTGTCCTCCCTGCCTGAGCGTTCAGGCAGCCCGGGCGAAGGCCTCTCCGCTGCCGACCTGGAGGATGAGCCGTTGCACCAGTCCGGCTCTGGTGGTGATTCTGCGGACCCCCTCGAGAAGGTGAGAGCCCTGATCGCGGGTCCGTCCAAGTCCGTGATGTCGCTCCGCTCCGAAGCGCGGAAGGCCGGGATTCCTCTGCCGGAGAACGCCAAGAGCATGAGCTGGAATGATCTCGTGGCCGCTGTGCAGGCCCATCTGAAGTAGCACCCACGAGGTGCAGGAGGTTTTTCATGCGGTTGGACAACAGGCAGGAGTCTGTGACACCTCACAGCGTCATGGGCGTCAATCGGCTCTTCGGTCTTCACCTGCTGCACCCCAGCGTGGCTCAGGCCTCGAACGCGCTGAGGCTCGATCTTGAGCCCGGTGAAGCGGTGATCGATGGGAAGGTGCAGTACTTTCCGGGCGAGAACAATCTCAAGCCCTACGACAACAGCACTCTAGCCGATGGGTACGAAGTTCGCGCCACGGTCGTCATCTACTACGTGCCAGAAGTGAACGGCCTCTTCAGCAAGGTCATCACCGGAACGCCAGGCACCACTGGGAGCACATCCATCATCTCGGAGTCGGCGCTCGAGTCGGCCATCGGTGATTACAGCTACCAGATCTGCGGCGACGCGAAGTTCGTGCGTTCGAGTTCGACGGTAACACTAACCCTGGATCGGACCCGGCGCTCTTATGAGCTGGATCCGTCCTACAAGAGCGTGGGCTCGAGCTATCTGAAGGACCCGGTCAGCTCGAAGTCGTTCTATCGTCCGTTCCAGTCGCTTCGCCTGGGCTCCTTCGACGCGGCGGACCTGGCCAATGCCGACCCGTTCATCACTCTGCCTCTGCCGAAGATCCACGGCCGTATCACCGGTGGCCGGGTCATCTGCGAGAAGGCCATCACGACCGGTAGCAAGACGGCGGCTCTGAGCTTCAAGATCGGCAGCACGGCGATCAGTGGCCTCGCGGCCACCTACGCTGGCACGAAGACCATCGGTGCTGTGACCGCATTGAGCGCGGCCAGCGCCAACAATGCCTTCGCTCCCGGCGATAGCCTTTCCCTCGTGATCGCCAGCGTGACGGCCTTCGCGGAGGGGCGGTTGGCGATTGAGTTGGATCTTGAGGAGCTGGTACAGTAATTTGGCCCAGCGACCGGCATGTTGGCAGGACTGGCCCGGGCCGTGAGAGCGGTGCCGGGCCTTTTACTCTGAGGGGTTGGCATATGGCACTTGAAGCGATCGAGACTTGGCGCTACTTTGGCAGCACGAAAGAGCTCGCACTCAGCGCCCTCCGGTCGGACTACCTGGGTCCGCAATGGACTTCAAGCCCCTCAAACGCTCGGCTTGAGGTTCTACTCCGGGACGCTGTGCAAACTTTTCATGCGGCCACCGGGCGATTCTTCCTCAAGCGCAACGGTACACTGGATATCGACGGGACTGGCAAAAGGCGGCTCGAGCTTCCGCTACCTGTTGTATCCACTGCCCAGGGAGGCACAGGAGTCACGGCGGTGACGGTGGGCGAGGGTGATAACGCCACTGAGATCGACGTGGACGATCTTCGAATCAATGATGGCGTCGGGTTTGCTGGGTTCGACGACCCCCGCCAAGATCCGTATATCGAGCTCACAGGCCAAAGCGGCGCATCGCTGAGTAGCCTGTTCCCCACTGCGAAATGGTCCCGTGGCACTCGGAACGTCCATGTGACGGCCGATTGGGGCTATCTCGAGGAGGATGGAACAACCCCGGGCCTCATTCTGAAAGCTATCGCTCGCCTCGTGGAGATCCTGTCTCCCTACGAGGGTGACGCGGACGCGCAGGAAGACAAGCGGCGCCATTTTATCGCGCAGGAAAACACCCACGGGCGTGGGTACATGGTGGCGCAGATAGGCATGTCCGGGGGCCTCACGGGAGACAGAATCGTCGACCAGATTATTGCCAAGTACAAGCGCCCGCCCTTTGTGGGGGTCGCCAGTGTCGACGAAATCGGTGGACTGGTCTTCCGAATGGTGTAAGCACAACCAGTGCCAGGCCATTGTGGCACGAGGATCGTCCATACCACGATGGGTGCGCGGATGGCAACTCCTGCCGGGCCAGCCGCTGCTGGTACCGAGCCGGGTGGAGGCGGAAGCCATCATGGCAGAGCTGAGAAACCAGGGGATTGATGGAGAGTACGAAATGCGGCCCATGCCGCAACACGTTCTCCCGCTCATATTGCCCCCGCACAGTCGTCGGAGGTGCAAGAAGCCATGAGAGCTCGCCTGATCAACCCGCGCACAGTGCTCATCAGGCCCATCGCCAGGTCATCCACCCGCATCGATGATCTGCTCCGGGAGCCGTCGACATACATCGCTCGAGGTGACCTTGTGGAGATCCCAGCACAGGTCGACGTCATCAGCGAGAACCGTCGAGCCATGTACCCTGGAGGCGCCCGCTTGGACGCCCAGGCCGATGTGGTGTTCCTTCGTCGAGACCTGACGCGACTCGGCTATTCGCCAGCTGATGGCGACTTTATGATCGGCTATCGAGACCGGGCCGGACTGATCACGACCTGTAACTGGTACCTCGAGCTGGCAAAGCCGGACGCTGCGGAGTTCCATGCGGATAAGACGGTCACAGCCGTTGCAAAGACCCGGCCCCCAAGCCGCACAGTCAAGGAGGGCTTATAGTGCCAGCGATGAGGGACAGCAAAGGCCGCTTTATCAAGGGCACTGGAGGCTCGAGCGGTGGAGCGGCGGGCAGCGGCGGGGGCGGCTCTGGCGAAAGCGGTGTTGTCCTCTCAGGGGATTGGGACCGGATGGATCGTGCACTGAATTGGGCGGTCTTTGGACCAGTCCTCACGGCTCGTGTTCGGAACGCAAACGAAGCCATCGGGATGAAGTTCAGGGCGATGGCCGTGCGAAAGATTCGAGCCAAGGAGTATGCTCCGAACTCGCCCATCACGATCATTCTGAAGGGATCGAGTACGCCCCTCGTCCATCACGGCAACCTCATCAAGGCCATCAGCTACAAGCTGCAGAACCCGTTTGAGCTACGGGTTGGCGTCATCAAGACAGAGGTGGGGGAGGAGCAGGTATCCATCGCGCAGCGGCTCCATGATGGCTTCACGATGGACATGCGCAACAAGCCTGAAGAGCGCGAGCGCCTTCTTGCGGAGGTTGGGCGGGCGATGGTCTCTATCAGCGAGCGAAAGCCTGCACAGCGCAAGGCCATGAACGCGGCGGCAACAGACATGCTTTTCGGCCTGGGTGGCGCCAGCGGCAAGCCCGGGATCTGGGTCATCCCTGGACGACCATTCCTCGAGGCCGTGCTTCGAGATGCAACCTTCCAGGGCTACGTCAAAGAGCGCTGGACGAACGCTGTTGAGCAGGCATTCAGGGAGGCCGCGTAATGGCTCGAGTCCTCAAGATTCATGTGGCCGACCTGCTCCTGGATGAAAAGACGTTGCGTCTGTACAGCGGCCAGGATGTGCCCGATCTCGAGCGAGGCCCTGACTCCGAAGATGTGCTATGGGAGCTCCTGTCCCCCTCCTATACCGCGGGCAGTGGGCTGGGAGGGATGTTTTTCAACGCCTGCAAAGGCATGATGTTCACGGCTCGAGCTAGGCTGCCAAAGGTCAGCGGCCACTACGTGATCGACGATGACTTTGCAGGGGGATCTCGCACCGCTCGCACTCCTGTGCTCGAGGCATCTGCTGTTCGAGCCTGGAAGGCGCTCGAGCTCTATTGGGAGGCTCCAACGGGCAGCGCAGTGAGCTTCCGCGTGTTTGATGGCTCAGACGAATGGTGGTGGAACGGGACGGCCTGGGCAGTGGCTACGACCGATGATCATTGGTCCACCGGGCAGCTCCTGCAGAGCAACATCGCCGGGCTCTCGGCATCGAGCAGGATCATCCAGATCGTGGTCAAGCTCTCCACGGACGATCCAGAGGTGACTCCATCCTTTTACGGGGCGCGGCTCGCGTATGGATGCGTCGAGATCGATGCCTACGATGACGCCCTGGTCCGCACAGTCCTGGCAAGCCTGCGGGCGAGCATCAGCGCCACCGGGGTCATCGAATCCACCGCCGAGAGCGAGCTCGCTTCCATTGCGGTACCAGGCGACGAGTGGACCTACGATGTCACAGGGGTGGACGCTGCGTTTGACCAGACCGCGGACCCTGCGGAAGAGACAGAGCTGTCAGGAGTCTACGCCGATGGCGTATGGACTCCTGACGATCCCATCCCATCCGGACACGCCTATCGGCTCGAGTTTCGGTATGCTCCGCATATCGTCGTGTCCCAGCACCGGGATATTGTACAGGTCGACAAACTGCCATCGGTGCTGGTGCTCGGCCAGTCCAT